TGCTGTGAATTGATTGAATCATTCTCAAGCATCCAAACACTATTAGAATTAGGTGCTTGAGTTAATGCACTTGCTAATGTAATTACTTTTCCTGAAATGACAGTAACATTTTTTGTTTCTACTGTTCCATTAGGCATTATTACACTTAATTTTGGATTGTTTTGATCTGATAAATCTGTAGAGTCTGAATCATCAACAGTGATTTGAGTTGTAGTTGCACTACTGATTCTTCCTGCTCTTCTTACTCCTGCTCTGGCAGGATCAGCAATACTAATAATCGTTCCAGGTCTTACAACAATACCTGATTCCATTGAAGCGGAAAAAGTTACAACTTCTGTTTCTCTTTGTTCAGCAAAAAGTATTGCTTTTGCAAATCTTCTGGCTTGACCTCTGCTTGTACAACCTAATGCTTTTACTCTTTTTAAATTATGCCCATATTTATTTTTATAAGCTGTCTCCGCTTCAACCTCTTCAAAGTCTAGATCTCTTGTGTCCATATTAAAATAAGACACTGCTACAACTGTAGCTCTAGTTTTTAAACTACTACCTGTATAACTAAAACCCTCTGGCCCAACATTAGCCATCGTAAATAAATAGCTAGGATCTTTTGGGCTATCTTGTGTAAGTTGTAATGCTCCTTGTGCCCAGATTGGCATACATCTCATAATCCCTGACAAAGTATTAATTACAGTAAAAGCTTCAACACTGGTCTGAATATTAATATTACAAGCAAATCTAGCTTCTTTCCCAC